TATCTGCACAGCGAGATTGGAGATGGAGGCTACATGGGGGCGGTAGAGGTGACGCGGACTCAGGCAGATTTGATATGCGCCTACGCCTCTATTATTGCGCCGCCTACAGACCCCTAAACTGGCTCTGTATGTGCTGCACATGATAAAATTTAATTATGATCAAACAAGGGTAAGATTATGACCGTAAACATTAGCAAAGTGACTACATCAGTTGGTGAGAGTGGCGATGGAATCATCGAGGATGGTGATTACCTAATACTTAACGGACAGGCAGAAAAGACAGGCAAAATCAATGTTCGCTGTACGGGCGAGTTTGGCGGTGCAACTGTCAGTGTTGGCTACCTGGAGAAAGGCGTTTTTTTTGTACAGGATTTACCAAGCGGCGACCCTGCGGCGTTTACTGAATCATTCGCTTTGCGCTTTGATTGCGGTACGTTTAATAACATTGGTTCAGGCCCAGCAATACAGGTTGCAAGTATTAGTGGTACGACAGATGCGGTGCTTACAATCTCAAGTATCGACTAATTGTTATAATATAACATAACGGCCACACGGGCCTTAAACGAGTGTTAGAGAAGGAGTAAGGTTATGGCGGCAACAGCGGCGGCTAAGAATAGAAAGGTTCGTCAAGAGGCTCTTAGAGATCAATTAAAGGCTCAGGGCCATGTTCAGCATGTGGTTGATATAGCGAAGGAATTTAGAGAGCAGGGTGCGAGCATGGAAGCCTCTGAGATTACAACTAAAAAACATGCTGCTGACATACACTTGAAGTTGATTAATAAGTACCTGCCAGACCTTAAAGCTATGGAGCTAACAGGCGAGGGTGGTGGTGATGTTGGTATAGATCAAGTGCTAACAGTGGAGTTTGTAACAGTTGAAAATAAAGCTACCTGATAAATTCCAGCCGCTATTCAAGCCAAAGCGTATCAAGGTTTATTTTGGTGGTCGTGGTGGCGCTAAAACTGAGAGCATCATCAGGGCAGGCTTGATACTGGCAAAGAGTGAGCATAAGAGGTTCTTGTGTTTGCGTGAGTTTATGAACTCTATTGACGATTCTGTGCACGCGGCTATTAAGGGCATTATTTCAACTGATGGCTTCACAGGGTTTGAGGAGTTGGCTAACAGGATTGATGGCCCTAATGGTTCGGGGTTTAAATATGGTCAGTTAGCTAGAAACCTAAGCAGCATTAAATCAAAATATGATTTCGATGTAGCTTGGGTAGAAGAGGCAGAGACTATCACGGCTGAATCAATAGAGGTGCTAGAGCCTACTATTCGTAAAGCGGGTTCTGAGTTGTGGTATAGCTTAAACCCAGCGCGTGAAGATGGGGCGGTTTATTCTAAATATATACTCCCTTACATAGATGAGATTAATCGCACCGGCTTTTATGAGGACGATGACCTATACGTTTGCAAAGTTGGTCTAGAAGATAATCCCTGGGCACCAGAGAGCCTTTTAAAAGCATCTGAGAAGATGAAGAGTGACAATTACGACTTGTGGTGTCACATCTGGGATGGGCAGCCAAGGCGCGATTTAGATGACGTTATCATACAACCAAAGTGGATTGATGCGGCTATAGATGCCCACAAGAAGCTAGGCTGGGAAGTTATGGGTGTCAAGAGCTTAGGGTTTGACCCTGCTGACGCTGGCAGCGATGCTAAAGCCATTGCCTTTAGACATGGCTCATTGGTAGAGAAGGCCGAGAGTTGGACGAGTGGTGATATTACCAGCGCGATACCTAGAGCGTTTGATAGTGCCGATGACTGGAGAGCTGACCATATTGTATTTGATGCCGATGGTTTGGGTGCTGCTGTAAAAGTGGGGTTGGATAAGCGGGCAATGGGTAACATGGTTATAACTGCCTATCATGGCGGCGCATCTGTTGATAACCCATTGGCCAAATATGAAGATAATCGCAGCAACAAAGATACATTTAAAAACAAGCGAGCGCAGTATTACTGGTTATTGGCTGACAGATTTCGCAAAACTTATGACGCGGTTGTTGGTGGTAAATATTCCGACCCTGATGATTTGATTAGTCTTGATTCGTCCATCCCAGAGTTAAAGCAGATTAAAAGCGAGCTGTCTAGGGTGTTAAGGAAGCGCACGAACAATAGTAAAATACAGCTAGAGTCTAAACCTGATATGGCAAAGCGGGGCGTTAAGTCGCCCAACTTAGCTGATGCCATAGTTATGTGCTTTGCAAACCCTTTAACGGTAATTGATGAGCCAACACTAGAGTTTGATGAATTATGGTAAATTTTGAAGATCACGGAAAAGTCTTGCAGATGCTTTCTAAGGCGCAAGACGCTGATGCAGATATGCGAGATCAAGTGCGGGAAACTAACGCCTTCCTAACGGCTAGAGATGGTCAGTGGGAAGCTGGTTACTTGCCTGATATCAATATGCCTAAATACACGCTTGATAAGTGCAACCCTATTGTCGACTCGATAGCCTCGCAGATTGAAGAACAAGAGTTTGCCGTTAAGGTTAAGCCCGCTGATGGCCAGGCGTCCAAAGACACAGCCGTTATCTATGACGGGTTAATCCGCAACATACAGAACATAAGTAACGCGGTTGCAGTGTTCAATGGTGTGTCACGCCGATCTATTGCAACAGGGTTATCAGGTTGCCGAGTTGTTCAGGAGTACGCCAGCCCCGACTCATTCGATCAAGATTTGATGATTAAGCCGTTATCAGACTTTGAAAACCGTGTTTGGTTTGGCCCCTATGAGCTATCAGATGCCTCGGATGCTATGTACTGTTGGGTATTTGAGGCAATGTCGCCTGATGACTATGACGCTCAATATCCTGAGGGTTCAAAGCAGGGTCTAACACAAGACTTTTGGGAAGATATTTGGTTTGATAAGCCCGATGTGATTATGGTTGCAGAGTTTATCTATAAAACCTATAAAACCGTTGAGCTGGTGAAAATGTCAGACGGCGAAGTCTATGAGGACGATGAAGACTTTAAGCGGGTAGTTGAAGAGTTGCGCGAAACTGGCGTCATTGAAGTTAATCGCAAAACTAAGAAAATTTGCGAGATAAAAACTCGAATGATGAATGGTAAGGATTGGCTAACACCTGAACAAGACACCGTCTTTCGTGATTTGCCCGTAATACAATGCGCGGCTAACTTTCAGATAACACAAAACAAACCTGTTTATTGGGGTGCCATTGATAAGCTGCTAGATCAGCAACGCCTATACAACTACAGCTTTAGTAAGCAAGTGGCCGAAACAGCTTTAGCGCCAACAGAAACAATTGTAATGACCAAGCAGCAAGCGGTGGGCAATGATTACAGTCGTATTAATAGCAACCCCAAGCCGATAATCACTTACACGCACGTTGATGGACAGCCAGCGCCCTACAAGATGCCACCACCAAGCGTAAACCCAGCGCTAGAGGTTATTAAACAGTCAACATCCAATGATATTAATGCCTCGGCTGGTCAGTTTAACGCCAATATGGGCAATAATGCCGGCCTACAATCAGGCGCAGCTATTGGGTTGCAGATTGATAAGGGTGATAGTTCTAACCTGAAATACGTGCAGGATAGAGAGGCGTTTGTGGGCCGTGTTGGTCAGATTCTAGTCAATGCCATTCCGTACACTTATGACGCAGAGCGGCAGATTAGAATTGTTGGCGAAGATGGCACAGAGGATATGGAGACTATTAACACGTCCATATTTGATAACGAGACTCAACAGGTGGTTGAGCTTAACAACATGGCGGCTGGTACTTATGACGTAGTTTGTAACGCGCAGAAGACGTTTAAGAATCGTCAAGACACAATGAATAACACCATTTTGCAGCTTGCGGCGGTGAAGCCTGAAATCCTAGATTTTGCGGCTGATGTTATTTTGAAAAATGCCGATGGTGCGGGCTTGAATGCAATCTCCGAGCGATACAGGGCGCAAATGCTACCACAGGGCATAATCCCACAAGAGCAATGGACAGATGAGGAATTAGCGCAGGCGCAAGCAGCACAGCAAGCGGCGGCACAACAACCACAAGAGCCGACTATTGATGAGCAGTTAGCGCAATCCCAGCTAATGATGGGTCAAGCCGAGCTGCAAAAGGTACAAGTCCAGACTGCAAACTTGCAGCAAGAAGGCCAGATTGCGGCCATGAAGCTAAACCAAGCGCAGCAAACGCTAGACATGAAAGGTGACGAACAAGCCTTTAGACAGCAGCTAGACATTAATCGGCAGCTATCGGAGCGGCTACAATCCCAGCAGGAAACCATAAATACTATGGCCGAAACAATGGATAAGCTAAAGGGTGTTCTTGGTGTTGATGGCGTTATCGGGCCAAACACAACAGAAGCCCTAGCAAATCAGGCTTTGAGTGTTACTCAGGCTCAGGAGGCGGTTAACCCTCAAATAGCACAAGATCAGCCAGTATTTTTGCCCGAACAGTCGGTTTAATTAAAAAAGGGGTTGTAATGGCCCCTTAATTTTGCCATAGTATTAAAACTAATTTTAATGAGGGGAAGGTTATGGCGCTATTAGATGATTTGATGAAGGAAAAG